GGATACACAGGATATACCGGTGATACTGGACCAACAGGATACACAGGATATACCGGTGATACTGGACCAACAGGATACACAGGATATACAGGACCTTCAGGACCAGGTGGGGTAAAAACTAATGGAGCAATAGCTTTAGGTAATGATGCTGGAAACGGTCAAAATCCAAATGCAATTGCAATAGGTAGTTCTGCTGGTAATAGTGCTCAAGGAGCTAATGCAGTTTCTATAGGTAATCTAGCTGGACAATTTAGTCAAAACCCTAATGCAATTGCAATAGGTTATCAAGCAGGTAATGTTTCTCAGATGCAATATACTATTGCTATAGGTTATCAAGCTGGTGTAAATAATCAACAAAGTAATAGTATTATATTAAATGCATCAGGATCTACTTTAGATAATAGTCAGAGTGGATTTTATGTTAATCCTATTAGAGGAGGAACTGCAGGTAGTACAATACTATTTTATGATCCTGGATCCAGTGAACTACGATATGATACCACTAGTTCCAAAACATTCGTGATTGATCATCCAACCAAGAAAGAAAAATATTTAGTTCATGCTTGTTTAGAAGGTCCAGAAGGTGGTGTTTATTACAGAGGAAAATCAGAAATTACAAATAACCACAGTGTTACAATTCAACTTCCTGATTACGTAGATGCACTAGCTACGGATTTTACAGTTCAAATCACAGCTATTTATAATGGTTCAATTAATACTTACAATGTATCTGAAATAGAAAACAATTCATTTTCTGTTTATGGACCCAATGGTGAATTCTATTGGTTAGTTCATGGAAAGAGATCGGATCTAGAAGTAGAACCATTGAAATCGGAAATAGATGTCAAAGGAAATGGTCCTTATAAATGGATCTAGAGCAATAAAATAGGAACAAAATAATAACCAATAACCAATAACCAATAATAAGAATTATTTATAAAAAATAATTTATAAATAATTTTTTAACTTAGTCACACGATAATTTTGATAACCTTGGATATATTTTGTAATCAAAACTTACTAAACGTTTGTGTAGATTTATCTAGTATATAAAATAAAAGTCCAAATAATACACTTTTAAAAAGAAAACCATTAATATTTAAATTCCCATCGGGTAAAAAAAGAAATGGCATATAGGTAAATAAAATTTTTCTAAAAAAGGGTAACTGAAACAAAAAATATAGTACAGCAAGTAGTAATGGAGTTTGAAACTCGTTATAAATATCTTCCAAGGAATGATTTTGTTGAACACCACGATTATAATTTTCAATCATATCGGAAGTTTGTTCGTAATTATTAATATAGTCTACACCATGATTTTGCATCGGTGTTGGAATATAATTTGGTTGTATTTGCGCGTCATTACTTATGTTCGTTGTGGTCATAGGAATGTCTCTAGACTGTAGTAAAGTAGAACCATTTGTACTAGCCTGTTGAAGCCCACTAACAATTTGACTAATTGTTTTTTCATCTAAAACCATATTAGGTTGTGGTTGTAAAGATGAAGGTTGAACAACTACATTTTCAGTGGCTGTTAAAGATATATTATTGCTAATATTTCCCGCATTTCCTATAGAGCCCATAGAGTTACCTCCACCAATAGGATCTGTTCGCAAATCTAAAATACTTGTTGTATCACTCATAATAATAATAATAAAGATTCATTCATTATTATAATTACGCAAATTATAAAAAATGTTCTATTAAATCAGCTGGATTAGAAAAATCCACAATCTTTTTATCTTTGCTACATTTTGTTGCTATTGGTGAAAACTTGTAACATTTATCCCCATTTTTGTATATTTTATCTTCAAATTGATCTAAAGGTGGTGCATAAAATGTAATACATTCTTTTCCTTTACAAACAGTTCTAAAAAGGGATGCTAACCCAAATCCTAATAAAATGGACATAATGTATTTGCCTGTTTGGGTATGAACAAATTTTCCAAAATGTATTGCCATATGTAGTTTATTAATATAAAGCAATATAAATATATATATAAATAAATTTCTATTTATTCAAAAAAAAAAATAAAAAAATAAAAAAAATAAAATAAGTATTTATGTCTGTATAGGAATTTTTGATATCAATGAACTATCCTTAGGACATTCTACGGGTGACTCTTCAAAATAAAAACAATTATCCGCCTTGTCTTTAAATAGAATCTTATCTATATTTTCTGGGCTCGGATAAACTAAAATTGTTTTAATTTCTGGACCTAATATGTAGATAAAAAATAATCCAACTGCGAAACTAATTAAAAAAACAGGTAAAGAAATGTAATTAAATATCATATAAATAATAGGATATTTAATTATCTTCTAATCTTCTAATCTTTTACTATATATTCTTTTGACAATTATATTGAAACATGTATACTTTTACAAGGTGTAAACCTTAATCTAGTGTTTCTAAATAAAATATATGAATAATATATATATATATGTCAAATTATGCAATACAAGTAGAAAAACAAGAAGAATATAACAATAAAAAAAATAACAATAGAAAAGACAAAAAAACAGAACTTATTAACCCTCTTGTTAAATCATCTTTTGTAATTACTAATATATTATTATTAACAACCGGATTAATAACATTTATAGAAGCTCTGCGTATACAAAATCCAGTTCTTAGACATTTATTCAATATAGAAACATGTATTTCTTTTGTTGCAGGATATTTTTATGCAATTTTTGTATCTAAAATAGACGAATCTGAAAAAGAAGACAAACCAATTGATTGGGACCAAATAACATTATTTCGTTATATTGATTGGGTCATCACAACACCATTTATGTTACTTGTATTATGTATTTTTTTATCCATTGAATCAAAAACGATTATACATTTGTCAACTTTTGTATTAATTATGATATTTAATTATTTAATGTTGTATATTGGTTATTTAGGTGAAATCAAGGTATTAGATAGATATACTGCATGTATTGGTGGATTTATTCCATTTTTCATAATATTTTATTTAATATTTAGTAATTTTGTAATTATCAAGAAGGGAATAAAGAAGTATTGGTTATTCCTACTTTATTTATTTACTTGGACGATGTATGGACTTGTGTATTTATTAGAAGAAAATAATAAAAATATTGCATTTAATATTTTAGATTGCATATCAAAATGTATAGTAGGAATAGGATTATGGATATATTATATTAAAATTATTCCAAAACTTTAACTTTAATCATGTTTATCTTGTTTATCATGTTTATCTTGTTAAATGTATTTATTAGATATATTTATCAAATTGTAATTCTTTTGCAACCATTGTGTTTAATGTATTTTCCATCATGGAATAATCATTGACACCATTTTTGTTGGAATATAAGGATAACAAATTTTTCTGATATGACTTATCAATCTTATTAAAAATATTATTATATGTTTCATTACCAAAATCATATTGATCATCATCTAATAACTGAGGTGGAAAAATTAAATTAGTAGGTCCTTTAAATTCACATGGTTTTTTCACTCTTTTAGAATTTACACAATTCGTCATAAATTCTTGTAACCATTCTTCATCTTTTAATAATGCTTCTTTGAGTAAAGAACTCATTTTATTCCAAATAGTCTGGTATTCAGGATCTGACCATTTTATGGTTCCATCATTATTTTTCTCATATAAGTTATGATTTGTTGATAAAGATGGACTAGAGGATGATTCAATAATAAGAGTAGGTTTTTTAATGTTACTTTTCTTATCAGTTAATACGTTTGTTTTTTTGCCTTTTTTACCATTTTTACCATTTTTACTAGTAATTCCATAATCAAACGTAATATTTTTGTCATCACTTGTATCAAATTCTATCTCCCGAATAGTGTATTTATTTTGTATTAAACGATACACGTCATTGTCTGGATCATACCATACCATATTTTCTTTGTATTTTAATTTAAGTAATTTTTTTGAAGAAGGATGTAAACTATTNATATANATATCAACNGCATCATTNACATACTGAGTATTATCTGTTTCATTGAATTTTTTAATAGCTTCTTTGATAGAAGAAATATAATTATATATATACTCTATTTCTTTATTGACTAATTCATTGGTTTCTTTATTATCAACAATTTTTATATATTCTTCCATGTAAGATTGTAATAAGGAAACATTATCATTAATTTGTTCTTTTAAGTCATTAAATCTCTCTAATGCTTCTTCGGTAGAAATATATCCAAATAATATATTATTCTTATCACTAATCACCTTTTGTTTTAAATTGTATATTTCTTCTTCAAATTCTTTTAGTATATCTGGAAACAAATAATATTTTCCAGCAGTAATAGATATATTTAGATTACAGGTGTTGACTTTTGCGCCGCAAATAGCCTTAAGTTCGCGAATATCTTTTTCATCGTTATATTTGGTTGAAAAAATAGTTCCACCTGGATTTTTACAATTGATACATTTTGGTACTAATTTTTGAAATTCACGTCGCTTTTCATTGATACTTAATCCTGGATTATTAAGTATTTTTCTTTTATTTTTCATAATTCCAGAATCATATTTTGCTTTCAATTTATAGTATTCATTCATAAAGTTTTCGGTATTTTTAGTTTCAGAATCCATTCCATTCATTATATAATAATCATCTATTATTTTATATTTTTTTATACACTTGAATAAAAAAATTAATTATCCCAATTAGGTAACCCAGTAATTAATTCTTGATGGGCTATTTTTTTAGCTTGCTGCAAATTCTTAATTTTAGATACGATGTATTGTTGTTTTTCTACATCTTTACGCTGTTTTTCTACAGGACTAAGTCTCCCTTTGTATTTATACAAAAGAATTGCTCCTAAAACAAGCAAGAAAAAAATAAATAAACCAACATTAAAGAGTATATTATGAAATTGATTTCTAATCACATGACACTGTTTAAGTGTTTCACTTAAAAAAAATTTAGTTCCGGGTTCTGTTAATATTGGTTTAGTAAAGTCATGATAGTCCATAATATTTATGATTAAAATTATAAATTAAATTATACATATTATCTATATATGTCTAGTTCTAATTCTTATTTAAATATCATCGCTTTTTTACTAACAACAATGTTGTATTATTTGGTCATTAAAAAAACAATCACCTTTGACATATTAACAGATCCTGAAAAGTATCAAAAATACGTTACTAGTAGTTATACCAGTTTAGGTATTTATGTTTTATTAATTATTGTAACACAATACATAGTAAATGTTTCAATGATAACATCTGCCTGTGGTGGAAGTGTAACTGAAAACCTTGGAGCAGCAACCTTATTAACTTTTCTTCCATGGTCCTTAATATTTGGAATATTAATTGTTGTCTTGATCATGTATCCTGGTTTTAAAACCGCATTTTCTGATGTAGTTGGATACTTTTATGTATCAAGTTCAGCCAATAAAGTTCTTACAGAGTTACTCATTGATAAAGATATTCAAGAACAGATGAGTAAAGATGCGACTTCAACACCTGAACAAAAACAAGCCATGCAAGAAGTAGCGGACACAATTATTAAAATATGTGGAAATACTTCCATTCTAATAAATCAGATTGTGCCTAGTAATTTTATTGATTACTGGTCCATTTTAAAACCACTAATGAAGGAAAAATATCAAACAGATAATCCATCCACAAGTGAAAAACAACAAGAGTTATTTGATTTGGTTGTAACACGCGACAATGTTGGTGAAGCTATGTGGTTTATTTATACAGGTCTTTTAGTAGTCTCTATTGTGCAATTAAAAATAGCCACTAGAGGTTGTATATCATCTCCAGAAACGATGGAAAAGAATTATCAGAAATATCTTGAGAATCAGGAAAAGAAAGAAAAAGAAGAAAAACAAGCCACAAGCACAGTTTACACGGTTTCTAGTTAGATCAAATAGTTAGAATAGTTTATTTTTATTTTTATAAATATTTATTAAAAATAAAAATTAAAAATAAAAATAAAATTGAGAAGTTATATTGACTTACAACTATAAGTATATTATCTTTTATGGAAAAAACAAAATTAAAATCATCGTATGATAAAGGTGAATTAATAAAATATAAAGATACGTATTATGAAATATCAAATATTTTATTAGATAGTAAAAAAATATCAATATATGAATTGTCTTCTATTAATAAAAATAAAAAAGATTCTAAAACAATAACGGTAGAATCAACCGATAAAAACATTACTGGAATATATAAAAAAGATCAAGAAAAAATATTATCTTATTTGAAATTTGTAGATAGATATAATTCAACAATTTCTTTCTTAAATAAAAAAAAAAATAACACGTATACGTATCTTGATTCTAAAAATATACATGAAAATATGGATCATTTCTTTACAAGATGTAAATTAAAAATGCCGCAATTAAATAAAATTGAACATACTCTTAAAAAAACTCATCAAAATAGTTTACAAATTGAAAATATATATAAAAACCCATTTAATTTTATTACTCAAGAATATCAATTAATAACATATGATAAAGCTGAAAAAATATGTTATGAATATTTATTAAAAATCAACTTCAATATCAAATTAGAAAAATGGTCATATGATTTATTTTTGAGTGAAAAAAAAACATTTTATATTCCAAAATGGCTATACATAAAGGAAATGGAAAAATTTTGTAATGATAGAAAAGAAAATTCAAGAAATTTTTTAGAATATATTGATAAAACTGTTATTGATAAAAAAATTGGTAAAGACAAATTTGGTAATGATATGATATATAAAACAACTGAATATTTATTAAATTTTGAAAAAAAAATGACGGATTTAATAATGGATTTATATTATGATAAAGAATATGATATTGAAGAAGAAGAAATATTAAAAATAATAAAAATGTATGAAGAAAAAAAAAGTAAAGAAAAAAAAATAGATTTTATATTAGAAAATGAACAAAAAAAAAGTGTTGTAAATTCTATACAAAATAAATTATCAATTATAACAGGGCCACCAGGAACTGGAAAAACAGAAATTTTAAAATGTATAAATTTTGTATTTTCTGAATTATATAAAAAAGATTCTAATCATTCAGTTGATAACTTATATAATGAATATAATGAATATAATGAATATAATTATTGTCATGATACTGAATCAGAAGATGAAACAATTGATGAAGAGACTATACAAAATAGTAATCCCAAAACAATAGGGTTACTAGCACCAACGGGATTAGCTTTTGTTAATATGCAGAGGTCTCAAGAATCAAATCATTATAATGACAATACATCTGGTACTTGTCATAAAATATTATATAATATTGTTCCTAAAATAAAAAAAGCTAGAAACACATGTAATAGTGATGAAGAGAGAAAAAAACTAAATATTTCATTACTTGAAACAGATGAAGTTTCAATGTTAGACACATTTGTTTTTAATGATCTTTTAAAAGTTTGTAAATATTTCAAGTCAAGATTAATATTACTGGGAGATGTAGACCAACTACCATCTATAGGTCCAGGAAAAATTTTGTATCAATTAATAAAATCAGAAGTGTTTACAGTAACTAAACTAACAAAAATTAAAAGACAATCAGATGGAGGATTAGTTAAAAATATATTAAAAATGAGTAAAGAAATAATAACAAAGGCTGATTTTATTGACGACTCTATGATTTTATTAGATATTGAAAAATTTATTACAAGTAATAAAGAAATAAATAATGAAGAAATTATCAAATTAATAAGTGAACATAAATTAACTCAAAATAATACAAAATTTATTACTAGTTTTAATTTATCAAAATTTATATTTAATACTAAAATAATAAATAGTATTTTACAAGATATATATAATCCTTTAAACAAGGATGATAAATATTATATTATTCCTTCAAATTATAATTATGAAAATAGTGTAATATTTAGAAAATATGATAATATTATTCGTACTGAAAACGACTATTCTAGTGATAAAATGAGAGCAAACGGAGAAGAAGCAAAAATAGAATTCTTTGATGGAAAAAAAGTTACAATTAAATATTCTGGACTATTAGATGAACCTGAAGAAATTGGAATCAATGAATTATATGAAAATTTTATGTTAAATTATTGTGTTACAGTACATAAGTCACAAGGTAGTCAATATGAAAACATAATATTTATAATTGAACCAAATAACACAATTATTGAAAAAAAGACCATATATACAGCAATATCACGAGCAAAAGAAAAGTGTATAATTATATCAAAAGAATCTGATTTTCTAAAATTACAAGGTGAAAATAAAAAAATAGATTATAAAAATTCATTATTTATGGAAGAGTCTGATAATTGTGAATTTTCAAATTAAAATTAAATTTGTCATTAGCATAATGTAATTTTGTTTATATATGTACCCACGTAATGTAATACATGACTGCTAAGTAACATAATATTCCTAAAATTAAGGACAATAACCAAATAGGTAAAATTGTTTTATTTTTGTATCCAATTCCAAATTCTCTCACGCTGCCATCTTTGTTATATAGAAAAGCAGGTTTGATTATTTGAATAGAACCAAAAATAAAAATAAATAATACAATGGCAACTAAGGTTATATTTTTTCTAATAAACGGTTTATACATATTATATATCTTATATAATATATATCCTTTTTTTTTACAGAAATGTTTATTTCAAAACTTAAATCAAAAAATAAAATAAAAAGTCTAATTACGAATCAAATTCTTCATAATTTTCAACTTCATC